TCCGGGTCTGGTTCTTGTGGCTTCATAGCTTCTAAATCATTAGCCACCGAATCTTTACTCTTGTTGGTATTGAACACTAGGTCTATACCAGGAGGTAGGTCCTCTTTGTACATCGCCATACCCTTAAGGTAATGGTTAGGACCAACTGAGATTCGAACCTGTGCGTATCTGGAGTCACCAAGGGATACATCTTTTACGCCTGGGCGAACATAGATTACGCCATCAAGTTTAGCGCCACCAGTTTCTTTGTAGTTAACTGCAACTCGCTTAGGGTCAACTTCTAAGGGAGGCAAGACTTTATGGTATGACCTACCACCATCATCAGAGTATGGCGTGATCTGTTGGATCTTGTCTTTGTTCTGTGCGACATACTTCCACTCAGTACCTGGGGGTGCCAACACCTTAACGTTGGTGAAGTTACCAGTACCAAGCTGTTCAATCTTGATAGGGTGTAGTTCATAGCCCTCTTCACGAAGCACAGCAACCGCAGTTGAAAGACGAGTACCACTTATCTCTAACTGGTTCTCAACACCAGACCCAACATCGATCATACCTTTTTCTGCCACTTGTTCCCTAAGCATCTGAGCAGTGGAGAACAGAATGTCAGCACGATCAGCAGCACCCTGAGCAAGTAACGCTCGAACCGAAGACTCGTTAAGACCACCCATCTTTTCGCCAATAGCAGCATTCGACAGACCCTTGTCTTTCAGACGCTGGGCTTCAGAAATCTTAGACTGCTTACGCTCATTCTTAGCGATGGACTTAGCTGCTCGAAGTTGAGTCGAGTTGATCCCAAGCCCTTTCATGATGACGTTTTCTTTAAGACCAGCCGCTTTAAGGCTATCTACGAAGTCAAGAAAGGATTGGTTTCTTTGTCCTTGCGTTGGCTGCGAAGTCCAAGGGTAAGTGCCATCATCATCAATGATAATCCCTTTAGACTTTAAGATCTCTGCAGTCTTTCGGAACTCTTTGTCGGCCTTAGTCTCTTCTGACCCCGGAACGTTGTTGGTCGATCCCCACTCATAACGACCGCTTCGACGGAGGACCCCATAGTGAGCTAAATAACTATCTTCTTCGATTACTATCATGCACCACTCCTCTCTTTAAGCAATTCGATCTGCATGTCAAAGTGAACAATCTTGTCCATGATTTGAGCGACAGCTTCCGGGTTTCCAATCTCGATTAATACTTCGTTGCGTTGATAGATTCGAAATTCCATCTCGATCTCAAATGGTGACACACCATACTCTAAGCAAAACAGCGCAGCATAAACCAATAGTTGATTGAACGAGCAAGGAGTTATACCAGTTTTTAAATCGTGAATACGTAAAAGGTTACGACGAAATGAAATTGTATCAGCAGTACCAAAGGCATTGTCAGAATATCTTAGTGGCTGCTCACATGTCATCTGATACCCAATGGCGTCATTGATGTACATGTTTAAAGTCTTTTGTGTTCTAGCTTGTTTAATGCCTAACTGAATGGCCATCATGGCAAAAGCATGAAGCTGTGTTCCTAGAACAGCAGCTCGAACTGTGTGCCAACGTGCCTCTAACTTTTGGTCAGTATAATTAATCCAATGATAATTACTAGCTCCCAGGAAAGCGTGACGGCCGGCCAGTGTAGAATGATCGTTGAAGTTCATACAGTACCTGTTCCTCATTCTCTGGATATATAAACGCTGCAAATGACATTGCGTTCATACGATCTATATAGTAATCCTGGTTTGGTTGACGCGGCTCATTGTCTGAGCGCTTAACCTCAAGGGCAGCCCATTGGTGGTTGTAGAGAATAACGAGATCCGAGATCCCTTGAATCCACGTTGGGTCATTAACCAAAACAATACAACCGGGGAAAAGGTCTTCAATTTTTTTAATGAGTTTGCGACGGTATGGAAACTCATTCTTCATTTTTTTCACCAAAAATGGCAAGAATTATAGTCAATGTAAGTGACTCCTCATATAATGCCATGTTTTTCTAGCGTACTTGTATAGTATCTGGAATATGGAATGTGTGCCCAGTTGGGAATACTCTTGTCGAAGAAAAGCATGAACGATAGACGTCTCTAAATAACAAACCGTGAGTAACTGCAACCTCATACACAGTCTCATATCGGTCTTGGGTTAGTGTGTCATACACAGGACCAATCTCGGACTTGTCGTAAGGAACGAGAAACTGTCGAGAGTACTTAACAGCAAACCATAAAGGACGCCATACAATATTGTCTACTCGGTTGTTGGTTTTGTCCCCATCTAAGTTTATTGGTGTACCAAACACTTCAGTCTCTCCTTCAACGAAAGCTTTGGCAACTAGAACCTTCACCGAACGAGTAATAGTCTTCGACCCAGAATATAGCGGCACGTAAACTATACCTTGCGGCGTGAGTTGGGGTTTAATTAGGGTCTCGGTTTTGTTGTTCATGACGTCGCCAAGATTACTAACAGAATATCCTGGGACATCGGGAATGGTTACCCAAACTTCTTCTAATGTTTCCATACGTTTACCTTTTCCTTGGTTCCCTAGAATGTATAGCGTGAGTGCCAGCTCCTGAAATATAACATGCAATACATGTTAACTGAGCATCAGGGTGGTCACAACAAGGTCTGAGATCATACTCCTTTTTTTGTGCGTTATACTTTGCCTTACCACAAACATCACACTTCATCGTTAACCTCCATTTGTTGAACTGAGTGCCCGGAGCGGGATTCGAACCCGCAAGGTATTACTACCGGAGGATTTTAAGTCCTCTGTGTATGCCATTCCACCACCCGGGCGAAACCGTTACTTCTTACGAGCCTTTGTTTCTTTCTTCCACTGCTTGATCTGCTTTTTGGTGGGCTTACGATTGTAGCTGTGAAGACGCTCTCGAAGTCGCTTGCTTGCCATGAACGGGTAAATATAAGCGTTGATGTTGCACCCGATGACAAAGAAGTCGCTGCACTGAAGCTTTCGTCCCAAGCGACGTTCAATACATCCAACGCAAAGACGGCCGCCTTGGCTGGTCATACCAGACTCTTTCCAAACAGAATCGATGACCATGTACGACTCTTTGATGTAGACGGTGTTAACATCGCAATCAACACAGTGCACACCTTGAAGTCTTTGGACCTTCTTGTCGAGCTTGTCTTGCGCAAGGTACAACTTTTGAATTTCAGACTTGCTTTTTTTCTGCTTCTTACTCATCTGAGCCTCCTTTGTTGTTTTTTAGGAATATAACGCTATACATGTTCCTGCCGAAAAACTGCCAAAACTTTGAGGAAAAACTTTTCTATATTTGCCGTAGGTGTATAGTGCTTTGTGTATTACTCTATACAACATAGACATTCTGAGAAAGAGTTTTAGAGCAAATATGACGGTTTTTGACACAAAGTTGTATAGAGTACCGTCCGTAGCCACTTTTCCTTGTGATCATTGGGGAGTACTGACTATACAACTACCTGCCGAAACACTATACACCTACCGATTTGACCCGTCATTTTTGAAGAAGATCGCTTTTTTCACCATAATGCTCCCTCACCCACGCTCTCTCGTTGAACGCTTTTTTGTTCGCCAAGCTCCTCTGGACGGCCACATCTACGATACTGTCAGAAACCAGCGCAAAATATGACAGCGACTTGTATAGTGTATTCATGCGGTCAATACGTCCCTGAGCCTGCTCAAAACGCCTCCATGAGTAGTTCAAAGAGTAGAATGCCATAGCGTCCGTAGACGTACAATTCCATCCCTCAGCGCCTGCTGTGTACTGTACTAGGTACACCCAACACTCACTATCCGGGATGGGTTGCTTCCTGTGGCCGTTCCATTCGGCGACTTGAACCAGATCTGACCAGGTGTCGTTGAGCTTCCGCAGGATCTCGAGCTCGTAGTTGTAATTGTAGAATATGATCAGTCTGGGATGCTGATCCATGAGCTCACGTATGGCCGCTAGTCGCGACGGGTCCGTATTGACAATCTTACGCATCGTGGCAAACAGCTCAGCTGCATCCTTGATAGGTTTGTCCGTGTAAGGATTCCAACGGTCTACGGACGCTACCTTCAACAACTTCTTGTTGTACGACACTGGCACGTACTCGAGGATACGCTCAGTGTGCTTCATGTAAGGCATCTCGACTAGAACTTCGTGCTTCAATCGCTCGAGTTTGTTGACGCCGAGGTAACGCTCAACCTTGGGGTACCGAGAATATGGAGCATAGACGACATGCTCACGCTTGAAGGCGGTAGCATTCTTGTAGAAACCGTTAGCGACAAAGACTGGAATATAATCTAACCAAGTGTCACCGGGAGTCGCTGAAAGAACCAACCATGAGTTGTTCTTTGCAATCTTATAAAACGACTTAACCCAGGCACCTGATCCGACAAGCCTTTGTTCATCAAAGATAAAAGTCGAATCCTTGATGTGCTCGTACTTACCAATGTTGTTCCAACTGTCCACCGTCAGTACACCATGAAGCGTCTTACCAGCTTCGCTACCGATGTTGTACAATGACGCATCTTGCTCCCACTCAAGGGAGTCTCTTTTTTTCGCAGTAGTGATGACGTAAATATCCCCGAGGGTGTCTTTTTCTGCGTAGTACGCCAAAGCGGTGATAGACTTACCTGTGCCCACACCTCCATGCAGGATCTTTCCGTTGGACAGCTCCTCGAGAGCCTTGATCTGGTGGGGCATGAGCTCCATGTATCACCTCCTTACGGGTCAAAGTCTTGCCAACTACTGATGCTGCCGCCGAGTGACTCGATAAGCGTACCTAAACGACAGCACAATTTGTATCGAGCACCGTTGATTGTAAAATCGGTGGGTTCATCAAAACCTTCGTCCCAATCTTGGTGACACGATTCACAACAAACAGATTCAATTTTTAGCAATATAGTGACGTCTGAACAACTACCGCGATAAGGAACGCCCATTTATTGCCCTATCGCTTTTCTAGCTTCACGACTATCAACATCAATTGGCTCATCAAGAACCCTAGCTGGCGGGTTGTCCATGTTAAGGGCTCTACGTGCTCGGACCCATAGACAGTCGTGGTTATGAATAAAGCCGATTAACTTAGTGCCTACCTGATTAGCATTTTGCTCACGAATTTCAAGGTCAGATTCACAGACAAAACAGTGAGGCTCAGACTCCCACCCAACGCCCCAACAGATAGGGTCGCGCTCAGCCAGATCGCGAATAATCTTTACAAATATATCAGGCATTATTGTCTTCTTCTGGTCGTTTGAATATAACAGTTAAACCTCGAACGTCGTCCAAAGCCTGAACCAGTTCCCAACCCCACTTACCGTACTCACGAAGCACTGTTTGTAGTGCTTCATAGGAACATCGTTTAACAGCGTATTCCCACTTAGTCACAAATATTGTCCTTTACATTAGCAGCCGGTTGTATTTCCAAACATCGTTCGAAACTTGGGCATGAAGCTCACGCACTGCTTCGGACGGTGTCTTACCGGTCTTAAAATATCGTGGAAGAACTACCTCATCCAGGATCAAGCCTGGCGTATCTCTTCTTAGACGAGCTTCCCAGTGATGAAATGGAATAGTCTCCCCAGCGGATTCAACTGAACAATGCCCGAACAGTGCCAGATCAGTCAGCCACTTTTCCACGACGCTCCTTCCCAACCTGACGCTTCAACTTTTCGTCAAGAACACGATCCCATCGTTGTTGCTCCTCAAGGAGTTTAGCTTGAAACAACATGATTCGCTTGGATGTAACCTCGAACAAATGCTCGAGGCTTTTATCTCCATACTCAGAGAAGTCTTCTTCTGGATTTGTCAATTGTAGTACTCCAAACAGATGACGGTAACTACGCCAAGATCCTTAGCGAATCGCCATAGGGTCTTAGCATCATCACCCACCCAAATATGCTCATCCGTGAATGCGATGAACTTAGCCGTCTTGTGGTGACGTCGAACAACGTCGGCCGTCCGTACGCGCTTAGCCTTGATTAGCTTGGCGCCAGCTCCATGATCTCCCATGGGGATAACGTCCAACACGATGCGAGCGACCTTGAGGTCTTCCTCAGAGTACAATGCGCAAGGACTACCACTACCAGACGACTCACGAATCGACGGCTTTAACCAACCTTCTTTGCTGAATCGTCCCATTGCCGCAATGGCAGCAGAATACGTTTCAATACCCAACGCTTCCCCAAATTCTGGAGAGGTATACGGTTCTGGCATTACTGCTCCTTAAATATGTAGGCAAGAAGAAAGCCCGTGTTTTTAGGCACAGGCGATCTCCTTGGATGGGGGTGAAACTACGAGGTGATGAGGTGTCGGCCTTCGAGTTTCCAGATGGTCAGGATGCAGAGGCAGTCGAGGTACCACCATCTCGGTGACGGATTCTTCGAGGGTCATAGCAAATCCTTTCGTAGGATTCACTATACACCATGTTTTTTCGCGCCTAGCGAACGTCCTTGGTGCGAATATCCCACACCTTACGGCAGGTCTTTCCTCCCTCAGGACACATTAACCCCCAACCGAAGACGGTACGAGCCCAGCGGTTGTGTAGACGGCACCAGTAATACGTTCGTGTAAACATGCAGTCTCCTTAGTAGTATTCGAATGGTACGGTCATTTTGTACGTAACCAAGTCGTTAACCCCGATAATGCTGGGCGACTTAGCAAGCTGAGCTTCACTCCAATGAATAGCCAACCCGTCTTTGTACTTCTCTTTAAGCATCTTAGCCACGTCATCTCTAAGAAGCCCTACAACATCAAACGGGGTACACATGTCTGTAAACATGGGCAGTTGAGTAGAGTAGACAAATACGTCATGCTTTTTTTCTGGGGGTGGGCCATAGATAACAGGCACCGACATAGTGATGGTTACGGTGTTGTGGTCAAGGTCCTCAGAGGTCTCTACAAAGACGTTCTTCCAATCGATAGAACCAGCTCCGTTGTCTATTGCCTTAACTCCTAGCGACTGACGCATCTCCTCGTAGATTTCTTTTGGATTGAGAGGATAAGCGACAATCGCAGCTTTATCAACAGTTAATGTCACAAACTCATGCCCGGTGGTTTTTGTAGGACCAAACATTGCGCCAAACATGTAGTTACAGACCAATACGGATTTCCCCATATTAATCATCATTCCCGAGAACGAAGCTGCCTTCTTTATAGGGGTAAGAGCTCCTGCGGACCAGTACCTAATCTCAGGCTTCGGAACTTTCCTTGTCACTGGTCGAGCTACAGACCAATGTCGACCATTATGGTTGCGGGCGCCATTACACCAAAGTACCCTGTTTTTGTACCAGTCCTGTGATGCGCAGCCACCGGACTTTACATAACGAGTATGTGAATCTGCCATCAGTACTCCTGTTCGTTGTAGGAACGTGTAGGCCAGGAGGGGATTGAACCCTCGACCTGCACCTTATAAGGATGCTGCTCTAACCAACTGAGCTACTGGCCTGAGGCAAATATGTTACTTGCCTTCGGGTATTCGCTTAGCATGCGGCTCGGACTTATGCCTGGGCCAAGGGTTATGATCAGAAGCGCCTTCAGAAAGAAGGTAATACGTAATCCCATGATCATGAGAGAACGCCTCCGAGTTTCTGCGGTTTTGCCACACGTCGTAACCTCGATACAGTAACCCGCCATCAGTGACTTGCATCCACTCGTCCGGATTCGTGGTCAAGGGGGACAGGTTCTTAAACTGAAGAAGCTCACTAAGCACAGGAATAGCCCAAGAGACGGACCCTCCAGAGTGTCCGTATGAGGCGAAGACTTCAACACATTTCACTAGAACCTCATCAAGAAGATAATCAGGTTCAGCGCCTTTTTTGTTAGCAAGGATATCTAACTCTCGTCTTGCGTGTTCTACTAGGCTACTCATCTTTTTCCTCCAATGGATTACGTTGACCTGCCCAGCGCAGCGTTCTTTCGGTTCGTGCCTGGTTTCTAAGGTGTTGCCAGCGCTTCATAATAGCTTTATGTTTTTCGACTTGTTCTCCAGAAACGTTGATCAAGTGGTTTAAGCTTTGTTCACCAAAAGTTTCAAACATTATAACACTACTTTCGTGGCTAGAAGTTCGGCTACATCTGGACGGTCTCGACACACAATCTCGATGAGCTCCTCTTGAAGAGGCATGAGTTTGGCGTCGTACTGCGCTTGTCCCTGATCCCAATGCCCAAGAAGAGCTAGTCGCTTGAACTCTTCCTGGGCGGCATCGATGTCTTGATGTACATCTGCTATCGTGCGTTTGGCAGTCATGCTTTGTACTCCACTCGGGTTACGTCCTTGTAATGAATGGTAGGAGCGTCTTCGTTAAGTGTGTACGTCTTAGCATCCGTGCCAAGCGACAAGTTGATTGCTCGTGCTACCGACTCGTCTGGAGCCTGGTCAGGCCTACCGTAGTAGGGAACCTTAATGACGTAGGTAGCAATGCGTTCGCAGGATTTGCCTGGCATTACTTTCTCCTCTTTAGGGACAGGGCGGGGTTGGCCGTCTTCGGTCCATGATGATGGTTGCGCTCCTTTGGCGGGTCCCCATGTGCAGAAACCCCCACACTCACACCGATTTTTGATACTCGGCTCCCAAGGTTCACCGCATAGAACACATACAGACTCAGGCATTACTTTCTCCTATAGGCTACAAAAGACCCGTTAAGCTGTGGGACCTCACCAAGCATGATCAAGTTAAACGGCCCAAGCACATAAGGAGCGTACCCTTTGGTTCCGCAAGTCCATTCGCCAGACTCAAACTTCAAGTAGTCGATCTCGCCAACGATTGCTTGCTGCCCAGGATCTTGAATATGCACTAGATACGCTTTGGTCTTATCTTCGTTCATTACGACAAGCGGTGCCATTAGTCCTCCTCAGGAACGTAGGTATCCATGGCGTTTGAAATCGCGTCACAGATGTATGAAGCAAACATTGTGCCTGCTTTACCCGGCTTGTTTATGACGATCTTGATCTCATCGTTACGTTTGGCTGCGCTAGCATTGGTATTTGGGTTGACACCAGTTGAACCGAGCTTAACATCAACACTAACTAAAAATCCCTTGGGGATTACCATAACTTCTCCTTAGAGGTTGAGCCGCATGCTCTTGTTGGAATGCTGCATGACGGGGGTCTTGGACTCTTGGATCTCACGTGTAACGCAGAACCAATCGGGAATGCCAGGAAGCGGCTTGCGTGTCTTGGACGCCGGCGTTGGGGGCCACAGGATCTGAGGACGCCAGTGACGAACCCAGGCGAACGTTTCCGAGACCAGGCCACCGCCGTGATTCATTGCTGCGTTGAAACAAGCATCACATGTGTGCATTACTTTTCCTTTGTTTGGGTGAATATGAATAGTGCTCCCAGAGGGGCTCGAACCCTCGACCGCCGGATTAAAAGTCCGATGCTCTACCAACTGAGCTATAGGAGCAGTCCTTTACATACGAACGGGAGTTCGCATCTCGGTTTGAATATAAGCCAGAGCCTCATCGATAGAGCCGAAGTGCCTGAACCACATACCCAGACCGTTGTTGGTCAGGTCGATGATGACTTGGTAGCGCTTATCCGGCTCGAGGTTTGGGCAAGGAAGGATAGTGATCATCTAGGCGTCCTTATACATCTTGTTGATGGAGCTTTCAGGACAGTCAAGCGCGTCGGCCACTTCGGCTCGGGTCAATCCACGCGCCTTCCAGAGGCGAACTTCTCGCGTTCGAGCTGCAATCGCTGCTTCTTTGCGAAGGCGTCGTTGGCGTCGTTGCTTGATGATTCCCATTACTTCTCCTTTGGTTATATGAATATAGTGGGGCAGGGGAGGATCGAACTCCCAACCGAGTCATTATGAGTAACCTGCTCTGACCATTGAGCTACTGCCCCGATACTGCGGTGAAGCTATCGCTCGAACGAACTAATCCGTCGGGCGGTCGGAGGTCCATAACGTCGACGTGGTTGTGACGAATAAACCACTTGTCCAGAAGCGGCCGTGGTAAGTGGCGCCACCGGAATGAACTCGACGTTGAAGAACTCACCAGCCACTTCAGTTCCTCCGAAGGTTCGATGAAAATCATCCTTCGGGTAGAGCTTGTTGGTGATGGCGAGGGTATGCTCGCATGCGTTACCGTTGCGGTCTTCCGTCCAGCGAACCCGAGGATGGTTGATCACGAGGTAGTGGCCAAGCACGTCCTTCACCGGCTCCATAGTGAATCCTGGAGCCAAGCACGCAACCGCGATGGAATAGGTCTTACGGGTGATCTTGATGGCCTGCATCTTGAACTGCATCAGGCAACACCATCTTCCAGATCGGGAATCACGGTCATGTCAGGGACCTCGTTCGGGATGATGGTCATCTTGGCGTTGGTGTCCGAAACAAACTCCTCGGACATGTTGCTCATCTCAGGCATCATCGCCTGGAAGAACTCGTCGAAGCTCGAGTCGATGATGATGGTGCCACAGTGCTCTCCGAAGTGCATCTCCAGAGTCATCGTGCCATCATCGTTGTCCTCGAGGATCATCTTCTTCTTGAGACCCTGAAGTTCTTCGGGAATCTCGGGAATGCTGTCACTCATTGTCTGGCTCCTTGGTTTGTTTAATGCGATTAATTTCTCGGGAAATATACCACTGGGCTTTTTCAAGATCTTGGATCTCAGTTGCGTCATCGCCCTTAAACCCAGCTCGAGCAATGTACTTAACCGCGTTTCCTCGGTTGAAGTTCATCTGCTCAGTCAAGTCGATGATTTCCAACCCAGAATATGCGGTATAGTGAGGCGGGTGATTTACTAAGTCGGGTTCCTTGCTCACGGACACACACTCCCGAACTTACGGAACGCTTCACGGGTGTAAGGCATGTGGCTATTGAATATAGCATCTACCTGATGGCCACACTCTTCGATCTCCCACATGGGGAAAGAGGGGAATGTGGAGTTGTGGAACTTCGTCCGGAGACTCAGGAATGCCATAAGCGACCTAGCGTTCAGAGTCACGTACATCGAGCTGTAAATATACACAGGGAGTACCCCACGAGCCACTTCCTTAGCGATACCCCATTCGAGCATTGCTTCATATGTAGAATAGGCTTCCACAAACGAATCGTACATGTTGGTCTTCATCAGGTTGTACTGAGTATCAGTTCCCCGCTCAAAGGTGTAGTGCCCAGGCTTACCTACCTGAACGATGGGGCGATGCGGAGGCGGAATATAGAACTCCGGCTCGAGCTGCTTGTATCGTCCGGACTCTTCGTTGTAGCTGAACCCAATGCGATGGCGGTGCCACTCTCGGAACACAGCGATAGGCGCCTTCACAAATATGGTAAATGCATTGTGCTCGAATGGTGTACCGTGACGGTTCTTCATCAGAAACTCGATCTTAAGCCGGGCTTCGTCCAGATCCATTCGGTCATAGATGGACTTGGAGGCCTCACCTTTGGTGCTAACCATCATTGCCGACAACACAGAAGCGTCGGATGCCATGCAGTCGATAAGCTCGACTTGCAGTTCACTGCTGGTACGGATTTCAGTCATCTTATAACCCAAACTCCTAGTAGTTTCTTTTGATCTAGTTTACAGATACGGCATTTACGGTAATGTCTTCCAGAAAGCGTACCTTTCCAATAAAACCAGTAATGTTGCTTACCCGCGCAATCATTCTTGAACATCGGTTTCCTTGGGTGTGTACGGATAGCTGACTTGCTGTGGCCAAGGGTTCTCGAAGCAGGCTCCGCCTCTGATGTAATAGAAGGTCTTACCCCCGTTTTGAGAGAAGGCTCCGCCATTACGCTTGTTCTTCCACAGGCCTTCTTGCATCTGCTCCCACTCATCAGGATTGTCTGTGAGCGGAGATAGGTTCTTGAACTTAACCAGAGCTATGATCTTCTCTGCAACTTGGTCTTCGGTCCGCCCGAAGTAGCCATAGGCAGAATATAGACTAATGATAATACGCATATTGACCTTGGTCTGCTCAGGTAAATCAAGCGGCGCAAGTTCACGCTCAACATGTTCGTCTAAAGGGGAGTTCATTGTTTTTTCTCTCTTTCCATTCTCCGTTGACTAATACAAGTTCAGTTTCTGGTTCATCAAATCGTTTAAACAACTCGTCTAAACGCCCATGCCAAAAACGATGCGCATCAATATAATCCTGCAAATCATTTTGTAGGATTATAGCTTGGCACTCATTACATACCAGACATGAGATCTGTGCTGGTAGGCGATGACCGTCGTCAGATATAACAGCGAAGCTCACACGTTTGAAACCTTCAGGGGTTTCCATTATGACTCTTCCTTTGGGCTAGACATCTGCATACGCCCGAGCCAAAGAAATAGCTCAGGGTTATCTCGAATGAGAGCAAGAAGAGGATGCTCGAGCATACCCACAACGTACTCCTCCATTCGTGATTCGCTGACTTCGATTTCGCCAACATTGTTACTAAATCCGCTAAAACTGAATAGAGCATGTAAAAGCTCATGAATGACAACGGCGCGCATAGCATCGAAACCCAACTTAGGCGATATGATGATCTCCTGAGTGGTTGGAATGCATGTTCCGATTAACGACTGCTGGGTTTGTTGTGCTTCTGCGTCTAGAGCCTCCTGGTTAAATATAAGATCATAGATGATAGAACCAACCATTACCATCTTTGGCGGCTTACTGTAATCGTACACAGATGTTTTTCCTTGGTCGAAAGCGCTAGGCATCATTGTCTAGCTCTTTAAGTCGCTTAACTTCGGTAATAGCTTTATCCCACGCTGCGACATTTGTATGATCACCAAGCCAATGAGGTCCCATACCTAATGCGTCCCACAGTTCCTGAACAAGGCCCCATGAGACAACTCTAGATTCTGTTTTTTTCTGCTCGACAGCGTCAAATACGTTATGTGATTGTTCAGGCATTTTTGCCCCCTGGGTTTTTTCGAGAATATGGATTTGACTATACACCTACGCAAGAAGAAAAGCCCGTGTCGGGCACAGATGTGCCTAACACAGACTCTCCCTCTTGACGGGGTGCTACCAGAAGCCGATGGGGTCGGGTTCCGGGACGTCGCCATCATCCTCAACATCCACACGCACGATCTTGTCGTACGGTGTGAAGACGACGCGGGTGACGTTCTTGGTTCCGAAGGCGGTGGCCAGCTTGGCCAGGCCCAGGAACGAGAAGATCGACCACGCCGTCGACACCGCGAAGAGCGTGGTGAGGACGGTGAAGATGATGCCGATGATGGTACCGAAGATGAACTTCATGGTGTCTCCTTGGTAGGGGTCATTATACACCATGTTTTTCTTGCGATTACCGCACAGCTTTGACCACCTGGATCTTCACACCAAGAACTGTGTCTTTGTCGATGGCCTCGAGAAGCTCCTTGATCTGCTGTGCCATCTCTGGCGTAGGCTTGGGGACGACCACGGGGGGACTAGGGGGCGAAAGACGCACCCCAAGGCGCCTACCCACAATAGTTCCACCCACATATGCCGCAAGAACCCCTGCAGCAGCGATCTTGTATCGGTTGGCGTAGATCTTACGCTTGATTGCTTCAACGTCGATGACGTATGCATCCATGGTATACTCCTTGTAGTTGGAAAAGAAGAAAGCCCGTGCTTGTCAGGGCACGAGCAATCTTCATTGAAGCCGGGTAGATCAGGGGAACTGCTTCATGAGGTCCTCGAGGGACATCAGCTCGTCCTTCTTCTCGCGGCGGATCGCTCGGATCTGCTGACGGAGGTGCGTGTTGTCTTCGTCGAGCTTGGTGACGACGTACAACAGCCCCACGATCAGCGAGATCAGGATGACTGCGTTGAAGATGAAGGTGAGTGTGAAGATGAGGGACATGATGGTCTCCTTACTATGGGTTCATTATAACCCAAGTAATACTTGCGAGGAGCGCAAGAAAGAAAGTCCGTGTGAGGGACTTTCAATCATGAAGCCTGGTAGAGGGATGGGATGGACTAGCTGTGGATCTTGTCGACGAGGGCGTCGAGCAGTCGGTCGTTGTCCTTGTACGCCCGGGTCAGTTCTGCCTTGAGGCTCGCGATCATGATGGACATGAACACGAACAGCAGGGCGATGCCGACGAGGGCGAACTTGAGGATGTTGAGGTTGTGCTCGAGCTGGTCGATGTCACACAGTCCGTAGTTCATTTGGGTCTCCTTTAGAGAGGGTTCAATAGAGACCATGTAAATCGTGCGAGATCGAAAGAAAGAAAGTCCGTGTCAGGGACTTTCAATCATGAAGCCGTTGAGGGATGGATCAGATGTTGATGTACTCGTCCGGGTACTCGGTGAGGTCGGACAGCTTGCTCTGCAGGTCACGGACCTCGTCCTTCAGCTCCGCGATGATGCCACATGCGATGCCGAGGATGAGGGCGATGACGAAGAGGTAGCTGGCCCAGACCCAGCCGTAGTCTTGGATGAGCCAATCGTACATGATGTATCTCCTTGGTAGGGTTCATTAAACACCATGTAATCCATGCGACCAAAAATGGAAAAGAAGGGAGCCCATGTAGTGGTGTACACGGGACTCCCCCCTTGAACCGGAGTCAGGGGAGGATGACTCTGATTCGGATCTGCTGCCGGTGAGCCGGCGCCGAACTAGGCGTTCGCGCGGTGCTCGCGCACCTTGGTGGTGGCGAACAGGGCGGCGAGGCCGAGGGCGACGATGGCCACGATGGCGGCGATGATCTTCTTCATGGTATTGCTCCTTTTGTAGGGTTCATTAAACACCATGTAAATCTTGCGAATATAAAGGCAAGAAGAAAGTACATGTCTTCGTTGACATGCACAATCTTCTATGAAACCGGTGAGGGGCGGATGAGGGGAAGGGTTCTAGGCCTTCTTGTTGCTCTTGTGGAACTGCACGGCGAGGATGATGGCCACCACGAGGGTGGGGGGCAACCAGCCGAAGACAGCTCCGCTGAAAGCGATCAGGAATGCGTAGAGGACGTACTTCCAGTTCATTGGTACTCCTTGGGTAGGGTTCATAATACCCTATGTAATTCCTGCGAGATATGGCGGCTAGTTGTATAGAGTGAAAACGTAGCGAAAGCTGGGCACCTATACCCCTAGGAAATATCTCTGTTTTGAGGCAAAAAGGTAAGAGAAGCTGCAGCATCAACTGCACGGTATTATCGACGCCCCAGTCTGAGTTATGACTGGGCTCTGCCATACGGCTTCTCTCATTATACCCCAAGTTTTTATCGCGAGGCAAAAAATATAGCCCGTGTTAGGCGTAAGAGTGAGGAGGCTATAGACCAATGGCCCACACCTCCCCACTCTTCACAACCTGTCACTCGTAGTCGTTGCTCCTAGGGCCACCTCCACGGCAAGACCCTCAACGATCATTAGTCACTAAGGCGGAGTACCCTAGATCCTTACGCTCCCATTACTGGGCAAACACGAGTCGCTTTTTTTGTTTACCCTCAACCACCAACGGATCAGGCTGGTGAGTTTCTGTGATCCCCGTAGGGTCGTACACAGTCTATGCTACGGGCGGAGTTACGCAGTTACTCGTACCTCTCTTTACCTGGGCCTTGCCCGAGATAAATATCCTTCAACGCACCAGGCGCATAACTATCATAAGACAGCATGGCAGCTTTGGTTTGCCGTTCGGACCCGCAACCGCTCTGAGCCTAAAGCCTGTTTAACGTCGCTCAGACGACGCTGCTGCTTGCTTCCTGAGCTCCGACCGAGCCCACGCCCGGATCAAGTACCAGAAAGCAATCTTGACTCCGATGAAGATGAAGATCCCTCGGTAGGGCTTCACCGGTTGATGCCCGCACGGTTCAGAACAGGCGCGGGGACACCGACAGCTCGCCAGGCCTTGCGGGAGAGGCCCTTGCGGTCGGAGTATGCCTTGCCCACTTCGACGAAGGCATCTTCCTTGGCCTGCAGGTTGATCCCATCGTCGAAGGCCATGTAGTTCATGACCCCGTCCAGTTCCTGGTTGAGGTCGATGCGCTTCTGGATCAGCATCAGCTTCTGAATGACCTCGCTTCGAGTGGTTGCCTCGATCTCTCGAGTCACTTCGTCGATGTCGAGCTGGATCTCGAGCATCGGACGCCGACGGATGGTCATCTTGGTCGACTCTTCCAGGGCGTTCAGGTACGCCTTAACGATGCGACCCTCAGCCCGCCCAGTGGCGAGTGCAGCCTTGTGCTCATCAGTCATTACTGGCATTGCTTGTCTCCTTGTTGTTTGGAATATAGAGAACTACGACTTGACTTTTTGCTTTCCCCAGTTGCGACGAAGTCCACCTGGCTGTGCGCCATCTGCGCCGTCGGTGATGTCCGACTCCCACAGCGTATCCATGCGAATACCACCGATGTCTGAGGCAAATTCTTCGGGGGCAGCCGTGCCGTTTCGAGAACCACAGTACCAAGCATCAGTCCCGGTTTCGAACTTTAGTATAGAAAATGGACCATCCTCTCTGTCGAAACTATTAAAACTGTAATTCTTCACGGTCACCCTTTGATTAGTGAAATATAACAGAGCACGGGCTGAGTCCGGGTCGAGCTAACTCATTTAAACCGCCCCGCCTGGGGGTACCCGATAGAGGCTGACTAATTCGTGACCGGGTGGCAAATAAACCGGTCTCAGCGGAAACCTTACCATGTCCCACTTTGTTTGCTTACCTAGGATTTGCACGTACGAATTAGTCAGTTGTGGACCTGCCGGGAATCGAACCCGGGTCCGTAAAGCATCCAACATTGGTGATACAGTCATTCCCGTTTAACCCACGGGTAGGTTAGTTAAAACGAGGCGGTGGGATTTGAACCCACGGATAGTAGAGTCTAGACCATACAACGTCACTCTGACTTTATTGTTGTAGTCACCATTTGCCATGTGTTTGGTACGACCTCGTTTTAACGTTGGGGCTGATCAGTGTGCGCTTTACCCTATAGCCAACTTAATGCTGCTGGGCTGCTCTTAATCAACGCTTCCACCAGTTACTCTCTAGGCCGAAACCTTTCTAGCAACATGTCGGGGACCACACTTCGCCCGATAGTGTATTTCTTAACAGATCCCAGGTTCTGTTGCCAAGTCTGGGCACCTCCGCTTGCTCTTGACGAGTAGCTGTTTCGCTGTGTAGCTACCTATCAGGCAGCAACGAGGGCGTTGGCATCCCGCAGGATGGCCTCAGCCTCAGCGACGACATCGTAGTTGGTGTCGTTTGTTTGTGTGCCCTGTTTAACGAGACCGAGCATCTCGAACTGCACCAATATCTTTCCACTCCACGTCGAAACCAATCAGGCCCGTATGGTATTACAACTTCACTCGTCTCAGCTGAAGAACTTCGACGATCATACCTTCGATCGCAGGAGCTTTAGTCACCAGTTCGTAATGCTTAACCGCCGACGCCTTTGTTTGACGCTTGTGATCCAAGAAGTCTCATTACACCGACCGAACTGGTACTGGCGAGACCTAAAACAGTACCGTAAGGCCCCTGTGTGGGCCTGCTTCATGTAATCATCC